CCGGCGGTCGGCAGAGATGCCGCCTGCGCAATGGCCACGCCCGGGTTCAGGGTCAGGATAGCCCCGGCGTAGTTGCCCCGCAGCTTGCCCAGCGCCGTCATGCTGCTCTTCCGGGTTTTCTTTCCCGGGCTCTGCAGGTCAACCAGCAGTTCTTCCACATAGTCTACTGCATCGCTGCCCCACTTCTCCTCCAGGATACCGTCCTTCAGCACCTTCAGTCCATCCTCGGTCTCGATCCGGCTGTTCAGCACCTTTTTCACATCCCGGATGGCCGGGGCCAGGCCCGCGTAGGCTGCCGTGTCCCGCAGGCTCCGCTGCACCACGTTATTGCACTCCTCCAGCAGGATGGGCTGTGGACTTTTCACACGGTTCTTCAGGAAGCCCCGTCCCTCGATGGTCGCATCACAGTGTTCTCCTTCGATCTGTTTTACCAGTGCCGTCTGGTTCACCGCAATGGGGTAGTAATTCTTCACCACAGCCCGCTTGTAGCCCAGCAGCTTCATGCTCGTCTCGTTGATCAGGTCGGTGGTGTAGCTCCCGAAAAAGTTCTCCATGCTCCCGATCCATGCCCGGTCGTAGTCGGTCAGGTTCTTTTCAATGGCACTCACAATGGTGTCCGCCATGGGTTTGCCCTCGCTGTCGGTCAGCATCCCGATCCGCACGGTCTGGCCCTTCTGGTAGGCTTCCGCGATGTTGCCTTTGTTGTACTCCACTGCATCCGGCACGGTAAAGCCGCCGTTCATCAGGTGCTCCTTGCTGTCGGCGTTCCGCAGGTGCATGTACAGGCTGCACATCTGGGCATGGGTGAGGGGTACAGCCTTGCCCCGGTTGTCCTTCAGGCCAAGGTCTACCAGCTTTGCCCCCTTGCCTGCAAACTGTTCCATCTGTTTCAGGTTCTTTTTGCCTGTCACGTTGTCGAACAGGTGGGTTCCCTCCACAAGGATCTCCGTCTGCCGCCGCTGGCCGTCGTTCAGCATGGTGCCCAGCTTCTCCATCTGGCTGTTCTTTGCGTAGCCGCCCAGCATCCGGAACACACGGGTACCGCCCAGCATATCCAGATTGTACCTCGTCAGCATCCGCCGGAATTTTCCGTCATTTCCCTTGCTCCGGTTCACCTCCACCGCCGCTTCTCCGGCGATCTTGTCCACCGCTTCGGCTTTCTGCAAGCTCAGGGTCTTGTTTGCCGTCCGGATCACATGCAGTGTGCTGGTCGTAATGGCTTTCAGCATCCGCATCTGGTCCACCGTCATGGGCAGATAGGTACGGTTCTCGGTCTCCCGGATCCGCTTTCTCAGCCGGTCACGCAGCATCTCGGCCTTTTCGCTGTCCGGCAGTGCCTCGGCCTCTGTCAGCTGCTGGTTCAGCCGGTCAAGCTGGGCCTGCTTGCTGGCATTCAGGTCAGCCTGCAGCGCGTCGATGAGCTCCGGCACCTTGCTCAGCTTCCAGTCCTCGCTGATGCCGTTGGAGCTGTTCTCGGCTTCCATCGACTGCATGATGCTGGTGCGCAGGGCCGTCAGCCGGGCCACGGCGTGGTCGTTCAGCAGTGTCATATCCGCCAGCTTTGCCACCTCTGCCGCCTGCTGGATCAGGTGGGGCTGCACATACCGGTCCTTGCTGGGCCGCAGGATCATCTGGTTCAGCTGGGCAGCATTGGCCCGGATGCCCCGCCGCAGCTCGTCCTTCTGCCGGCCGTCCCGGGCTTTCTGTACTCGCTTCTCAGCCAGCTTCTTGGCAATGGCAATGTCCTCGTCCCGCTGCTGCTGGGCTGCAGTGATGGCGATTGCGTTTCGTTCCGCCTGCTTTTCCTGCCACTCCTGAGCTTTGCGCTGGTTTTCCTGCTCCCATTCCAGCAGTTCGTTTTCCTGATGGATCAGCTGCCACTCAGCTCGATCAGCCCGGCGCTGTTCTCCTGCCACCTGGTGAGAAAGGTTCCAGTTCTCCCGCTTCAACTGTTTGTTTTCCAGCCGGATCTCGTCCAGCATCTGCTGGCGTTCTTCCTTCAACCGCTTCTTTTCGGCCTTCCACTCCCGTTCGTAGGCTTCCTTCAGCACGTCCAGCTTTTCGGCCATGTCGCCGTAGTTGGTGATGTCCAGCCCCAGCGTATCCAGATTCTGATCCAGCAGCTTTTCTGCTTTTTCATTCCGCTTCTGCTGTTCTGTCCACTGCCGCAGTGCTTCATCTCGGCTTCCGTTCCGGCTGTTCTCATACATCCTCCGGTTGAACTCCCGGTTCTGCTCCTTCTGCACCTTCCGCAGATCCTTCAGCGCCTGCTCCGCGTTCTCCTCGCCCACGGCAGCAGCCACAGCCTGGCGCTGCCAGCGCTGGAACCCGTCAAAGATGGCCTGTGCATCGGTCATCTCCGGCACGTTCAGGATATCACCCAGCATCCGGTCGGCCAGCTCCACTTTGGCATCCTCGTACTCGGCAGCATCTGCAAAGCGGCTCATCATCCTGGGCTTGATGGCATCGTGCACGTTCATCAGCACATCCAGCCACTCGGTGCTCTCCATGCTGGCCGCGCCGTCCACGCCTGCCGCCTGGGCCGCGCCCCGGAACAAGGCCGCTGCCCCTTCCTTGGTGCCGCCCATGGCCCGGGTGTCGTTGACGATGGATTCATACACTTCCGCCGGATTGCCGTCCCGCACACCCTCTGCCTGCCGCAGCTTCACACCGTGCCGCCGGGCCTCGGCCACCGCTTCGCTCCACGTCCCGTACCGCTTCACCAGCTCCGCCTTAGCCGGGCCGTCCTTGTTCACCGTGTAGCTCAGGTCGTGGTATTCCGGGTACTCGTCCCACAGCTCGGTGTTCCGGTAGGTCGCCCCGCTCAGTATTTCATCTGCAATGGTCTCAGACAGCGCGCTGGCCTTGCTCATGCTGGCCCCGTCCGCCGTCATGTACTCCACCAGCGCCCGGGTCTCTCCGGCAATCTTTGTCCGGTCGGCCCTGCTGCCGTTGGCCTTTGTCCACCGCACCGCCAGCCCGTCAATGGAATCCTGGCTGATCCTCACACCGTGGGTCACACCCATCATCTGGGCCAGCGTTTCCATCGCCGCGCTGTTGTCCGCAATGGCCCGGCTTGCCTGCCGCTGGGTGTTCTTCCGCGCGTCCCGTTCCGCCTGTTCGGCTTTGGCCGCCAGCTGGTACCGGAATCGTGCCAGGCTGCTCTCTGCGGGCAGCTCACCTGTCTTGTAATAGTCCCTGATCTCCCGCACAACACGGTCAGCATCAATGCGGCCGCTGTACTCCTTGCTGGCTGCAACCCTGCCGTCGGTGGTGGAAATATCCAGCGTGAACTTTCTCTGTTCACTGCCCAGGCTTCCCACCATCTCACGGATCTGTTCCAGCTGTGCAGCGGTCGGGGCTTTGTCTGCGGCCAGGTCAACACCCGGAGCTTCCGCCATCACCCGCACATTACCGTCTGCCAGGAACTTGTTCAGTGCGTCCGTCCCTTCCGATACTTCCGCCGGGCCGAACACACTCATAATTTCCCGGTGGTCGGTGTCACGGGTCTTATCATTCCGGGCAAAATCCAGCATCTGCCCATCCGGCAGGATGTATCCGGCCCGTTCAAATTCACTCGTCGTGCCAAACTGCTCCACGGCCAGCTGACGGCGATACTTCGCCGCACCGCCTGCTTCCTTTGCTTTGGCATCATAGACAGCCTGCTGTTTCTGCTTCTGTTCATTTTTCTGGGTTTCCAGCTTGGCATGGGCTTCCCGCAGTGCATTATTCACTTCACCGATTCGGTTTTCAAGCTCTGCACCACGCTGGTTAAAGTCCTTTCGCTTTGCAAGATACGCCTGGTATTCTTCACTGGCCTTAAACTCCTTTGCCTCGGCAGAGAACAAACCCAGAGATTTTCTCTTCGCTTCAATCTCCTTTACCTCGGCGCTGTTCAGCCAGTTTGTTCGCTCTGTTTTCAGGGCGTTTTGCTGGTGTTCCAGTTCCCGACTTTCTTTTTGAAGTGCCGCCAATTCATCCACGTTTCCAGCAGAGCCGTCACTCAGCTGGAACCGCACCGATTTCTTCACAGGTTCGCTGTTTCTCTTGATTTCGGCATTTTCTTGTGCTATACTGTTTTTAGAAAGCAGCTTAGGGGCTTCATCGCCCTGCTCGGTTTTGAGTACCGTGGTAAGGCTGCTTTCTTTTTTTGTTATTTTCCCATTCTCAATGGTCAGCAAGCTGCCATCAGAACCACATACCTCATGGACATAGAATTTGCTCGCCGCATTCGGAACAGTATACTCATTTACAATAACAGCCTCATAGATTTTGATACCGTCCACCACAACCGGAGCCACAAAGGTATGAGTGTTGTACCCCCGTCCTTTCCAGTTTTCCACGAAACCAATTTGTTCACCGTACCGGATTACGTTGGGAATGGCCGCTGCAGCGATCTGCTTCACCGGGCCGTTTCCATGCTGCACGGTTGCCTTAGCTCCCTTGCGGGTCAGTTCCACCACACCAAATCCATCACGCTCTACTTTTCCGCCAATGGATTCAAAGAATCGGACGATATTTTCAGCATTTTCTTTGCTGGTAGCACCGTACTCAATTTCTTTTCCAGTGATTTCAGCCGCCGGTGTCATCTGTTCCAACCGGCCAAGATTACGGTTCAGCTGCTTTTCAAGGGTTTCCTCCCCCTCCTGCAGCTGGAACCGCATACTGCGTCCTTCCGCCGCGCTCTCTGTCTTGAGGGCAGCGGCGTTTTCTTTTGCACTGCGCAGGTTGTCCATAGCCTTTTCAGCGTGGGCAAAGTATTCGTCCTGCAAAATTTTGCGCTCGTTCTCGGCCAGGCGCTGGGCCTTCAGGGCAGCCCGGTTGTCTGGGTCAAGGGTCAGCACTTCCTTTGCCCGGCTCACAATGCCGCCCAGCATCTCCTTCACCCGGTTCATCACGGTGCGGATGGTTCCGGCCCTGCCGCTGTTCTTCTCGGCCTGCCCGCGCTGGAACTCTACCCAGCGCTTGAAATCGGATTCATTGGAGAAGATGCCCCGCCAGGCATCGCCCACCAGCTCCTCGGCAGCTTCCTCATAGGTCAGATTCTGCTGGGCATAGTCGGTCATCTTCTCCCGGATCATCTCGTCCACGGTCTCAAAGCCGCTGCTCCTGGCCAGATACAGCAGGGCATGGTCCTGCAAAGTCTTTGCTCCCTCGCTGTCCAGTGCGTTGTACCAGTGGTAGTCCTCGTGCAGCACCGTGCCGAACGTATCCTGTGCACTGTCTCCAAAGAAGATCCGGGCCGTTTTTGTCTCCACATAAGCCTTCACGTTCTGATTATTCATCAACACATTCTTCATCACCGCCGTGGTGTCGGTTGCCGCCGCATTCAGCTCGATCACCTGGCTGCCAGCGTCATTCGCATTGCGCAGGGTCCCCTTGTAAATGGTCTCACCCCTGCCCGTCAGGCTCTGTTCCGTCAGAGTACCGCCCAGCTGGCTCTTGGCCCACCGGGTCTCTGCCGCATCCCTGCCGTAGGTGTAGGCGATCTCCAGCGCGTTCCGGCCCTTAAGGTTGCCCAGCACATAGTTCACGTTGGCCGCCATGCCGCTGCCGGTGCCCGCCAGCTCCAGCGCCTGGTCAAAGGTCTTCACGTCCTCCATCTGGCCCAGCCGGTACAGCGTGGATGCTGCCGCCGCATAGCGGTCACTGTCCACGCCCTCCGGCTGTTTCCGGCTGATCTCCTGCGCAGCCTTTTCGCCCACCTTCCAGCTCCGCAGCACCTGCTCCGTCCGGGCCTGCTTCTGGCCCTCCGTCCTCGGTGCTTCCATGCCGTAGGTCTCCCGCATCGGGCTGCTGCCTGCTTCACCCAGAGCACTTTCTTCCGTGGTCGCCGCCGGCATGACCGCCTGCTGAGGAACATTTACAATGCCGTCGTCCTCCGCCGCCTTCCGTCCAGTACGGCCTTCAGCATCCAGCTCAGAGCTGCCCAACATACCAAGGGCTCGCCCTTCGGGAGAGCTGGCGGCGCTCTGCGCCGACTGAGAGGGTGAGCCCGCTTCTCTCGAACTTTCCACCATTTCCCCAGCGTTCTCAACAGCATTCTGCTGGCTGCGCTGTGCCGCCACTTCCCGCAGCATCCGCCGGGTAGCCGCAGCCGTGCTCGGCAACTTCACCCCATAGGCTTCCTCAAAAGCCGCGCGGTTTGCCTCGTTTCCGGCCTCCGGGGTGAACAGCCTGATGGTCTTGCCTGTCAGGCTGTCACCAGCCGCCGCTTCTGCAAACGTCTGCACAGCCAAGTTGTCCGATATGGCAGCAGTTTCCGCACTGTTGCCCTCAGCCGCTTGGTTCGCAGCTGTTTCCGTCTGTGCCTGCAACGTGAGCTTGGCTAACGGGTTGCGGCTCCCAGCGTCCCCTTCGGGCAAAGCATTGCC